CAAATACTTAATAAATAGAATATATGTCAACCGTAACCGTTAAAACCACAAGACAGTATAAAGACCTAGATTTGGCTTTTACTATGCATCCTATTAAAAAGGATGTTACTAAACATGTGGATGAAATGGCCGTTATTAATTCGGTTAAGAACTTAATATCAACTTCTAGGTATGAAAGACCGTTTCAGCCTCTATTAGGTTCTGGAGTCAGAAATTTGCTATTTGAGAATATGGATTCTATAACGGCAAGTGTATTGCAAAGAGAGATTATTCAAACTCTAGAAAATTTTGAACCTAGAGTTTCTGTTAGAGAAGTTAAGGTTTCACCAGATTATGACAATAATACTTATAGAATTGGTATGACTTTTTTCATAATTAATAGAACTGAGCCTATAACCATACAATTCTTCTTACAACGAGACAGGTAAAATGGCAGATCGTTTAAATGTAACTGAATTAGATTTTGATTCAATAAAAACAAGTCTTAGAACATTTCTACGACAACAAACGGAATTTCAAGATTATGATTTTGAAGGCTCAGGGCTGAGTGTTCTTTTGGACATTCTTGCATACAATACTCACTATAATGCTTACTATTTAAATATGATTGCAAATGAAGCATTTCTAGATAGTGCTTCATTAAGAAATTCTGTAGTATCACATGCAAAAAGAGTTGGATATACTCCGCGTTCTGTCCGAGCGCCAAGAGCAATTGTTACAGTTAATGTTGCAACATCATCTGCAAATGCTGGCAGTTTGACTATACCTAGTGGTTATTCATTTTCATCTTCTCAATTAGATGGAGTTTCTTACAAGTTTGTCACAATAGAATCCAATACAACCACAACAAAGGTTGCTAATAATTTTATCTTTACTAATGTTCCAATATACCAAGGTCAACTAGCGTCTTACTCTTACACGAATAGTATTTCATCAAATCCAAAACAAACATTTACGATACCTGATGCAAATATAGATACTACTACTCTGAAAGTTAGTGTAACACAATCTTCTTCTAATACTGAAACCGCTGTATATGAATTGTCCACAAATGCACTTACTGTAGATTCCACTTCTGAAGTATATTATTTGCAAGAAGGTAAAGGAGGAGAATATGAAATTTATTTCGGAGATGATGTACTAGGTAAAAAAGTACCAGACGGCGGTATTATTTCCGTAGAATATCTAATTACAGATTCAGCGGCATCCAATAAAGCAAATTCATTTGTTTCTACTGTTTCAATTGGCGGTTTCTCCACAATTTATGTGAATTCTATTCTAGCAGCAGCTGGAGGAACACAAAGAGAATCTGTAGACTCAATTAAATTTGCAGCACCACTCTCTTTACTTTCTCAGAATCGTGCAGTAACGAAGAACGATTATATTAAATTGATTCTTCAAAATTATCCAAGTTTTGAGGCGGTAAATGTTTGGGGAGGAGAAGAAAATGACCCTCCTGTATATGGAAAAGTATTTATTTCCGCTAAACCAAAATTAGGCTTTGAAGTTTCTGATACTGAAAAGGAATATATTAGAAATACCATATTGAAACCTATTAGCGTTCTGACAATTACACCAGAAATTGTAGATATTGATTATAACTATTTAAAAATTGAAGCCAATGTTTTTTATAATAAATCTAAAATGTCATTAAATGATTCTGAATTAAAAGCTGCATTGAGAACTGTAATACAAAATTATGCTGATACAAATTTAAATCAATTTAATAGTTATTTTAAATTTTCCGGTTTAGAAACGACAATTGATGATTTCAATAGGGCAATCATTTCCAATGAAGTAACATTATTTGTTGCTAAAAAATTCAGACCAGATTTAATAAATTCTGATAATTACATATTAGATTATGGCTTTGAATTGAATAGAGGAACAACAAATGACAATTTCTATTCTTCACCTGATTTTACAATGAGAGATGAAGACGGAATTTCTCGGCAATGTTTCTTTGAAGAAATACCATCATCTTTTACCGGGCTTGAATCTGTTACTGTCAATAATCCTGGTTTTGGTTATACTTCTACACCAACAGTAACAATTGTTGGTGATGGTTCTGGTGCTGTTGCTATAGCTACAATCGTAAATAGTAAGTTATCTAAGATTACAGTAACTAATCCCGGCGTTGGTTACACTACAGCGGCGGTTCAAATTACTGGTGGTTCTGGAACTTCAGGTTCTGGATTAGCAGTGCTTGAAGGAAGATATGGCAAACTTAGAATTTCATATTTTAAAGCGGATGAAATTAGTAGCCAAAGTACAAAGGTAGTACTAAATGCAAATAAAAATAGTGGTATTATTGGAGAGATTGATTATTCTTTAGGAAAAATTACCATAACTTCATTTAATCCTATAGCAGTCAATAATGATTTTGGTGATATTTCTGTACATATTAAACCTAAAGTTAGTATTATACAGTCTAAATTAAATAAAATGCTGGTGTTAGATGCGGATGACCCAACAAGCGTTGTTGTTAAAACTGTTTTAACTTAATGGAAAATGTTCGCACATCAGATTTGGTATCTTCACAGTTACCAGATTTTATAAAAAGTGATTATCCAAAATTCGTAACATTTCTAGAGAAATATTATGAATGGATGGAAACAAGCGGAAAAAATAATAATGAAATTGATGCATTAAACTTTGCAAATGATATTGATGACGCTAACACATATTACACAGAACAACTAAAAAGAGATTTAGCACCATATTTTCCAGAAAATATTGTATCTAATAAAAAGTTATTTTTAAAATTAGTAACTCAATTTTATAAAGCAAAAGGAACACAAGACTCTGTTAAATTTCTTTTTCGGGCCCTCTTCAATGAAAATATAGAAATTTATTATCCTAAAGATGATATTTTAAAAACATCTGATGGTAAATGGATTTTACCTCTCGCTCTACGCATTGATACAGCAGATAATAATGTATTTAATCTTGAAAAATGTTTAGTTACTGGTTTAACATCAAAGGCTACAGCGATAATTGAAAAAGTTATACAATCGGTTGATAGGCAATTAGGTATTCAATATACTGAACTCTATATCTCTAATATTAAGAGATTGTTTGCAACAGGTGAAACTCTTTCGGCAAGTTATACAGATGCAGATACTGGATTACAAGTTACTGTAACCGGAAGATTAATAGGCTCTTTATCTGAAATCAAAATAAATTCAAACGCCAGAGGATTATTTTATAACGGATACGATACTGATACGGGTTATCCTGGTGACCCAGTAAGTATTGTTGGTGGTTTAAATCCAACAGCAAATACGCCAATAGGAGCAATTGCTTACGTAGGTAATGTAACAAAAGGCGGCATCACTGATATTTTAGTAGAGAAAGGTGGATTTGGTTTTAGAGATTCAACAGTTAATTTAGGCTCTTCAATTATAAATTTTAAAGGAGGATTTGCTGGTGCCTCTTTTGGCACAGAAGCAAAAGCATCCATTACACTAATAGATTCAGCTATATCTAGAGTAATTAATATTTCTAGTATGTCAATAAGCACTCTTAATACGTTGCGTCCAAATATTGCAAATATTGAAAATGTTACAATATCCAATGCTACAACATTTGATAGTTTTACTGTTTTTCCAATACAATTAGTTTCTATAGATGGGTCTGGAGGAGGTTATCGCCAAAAACCAACTGTTGATACTATTAGTTTTTATAATGAAGAATATGTAGAAACTGAACCTCTCGTCAGTAGTAATAGAGTCTTGGTTAAAGATACTAATCTCATAAATGATACCTCTATAGATTTTACTTCATCTTTTGAGCCTGGAGATTATGTTAGATTGTTTAAAACAAATGTATTAGAAGAAATTCTTGAAGTTAGTTATGTGGATACACATAATCTTTATTTCAGTGAGCCATTTTCCCATGATTTAGTTGGGGTGGATGTTTATAAAATTTTAAGAAACGATTTATACAAAATAGGTTCAATTGGTAGAATTAATATTAATTCTGGTGGAACAGGTTATGCTAATGGTGATATTCTTATTTTTACGGGCGGCTCAGGATATGGAGCAAATGGTTTCGTTAATGTTTCGGGTGGAATAATATCTTCAGTAACTATTAACAATCATTCCAGTAATGCATTTGTCATAGGCGGTGAGGCGTATACAAGAGATACTTTACCAATAATTACAGTGCAATCTTCGGCTGGGGCTAATGCAAACTTGTCAGTTTCAGAAATAGTTGGTGATGGTGAAAGATAT